GGGCAGCTGGAAGACGCTGATGTGGCTCGGCGGTGCGTCCGCCGCGCTGGGCAGCGTGGTCTCGTACTTCATCAGCCACCTCAAATTCTCATGACTCCGCTCGACCTCATCCGCGCCAAGGACGGCTCCATGAGCCTGACCAAACTCGCCGCCGCCACGGCGCACGGGCTGATGGCGGCCGGGTTCGGCCTGGTGACGTGGCAGAAGGGCTTCATCAGTGAACTCTGGCTGATCTACGGCGGTTACGCGCTCGGCCACGCCGTGCTCGACAAGGCCGGCGCCCAGGTCGCCGATTTCAAGAACAAGAAGCTCGACGTCGAGGGCGCGCCACCATGAAGCCCGCCAGCGTCGAGGACATGCTGCTGCGCGACGAGGGCCGCGAGCACGTCGCATACCCGGACCCCCTGACCCGCGGCGCGCCATGGACGATCGGCGTCGGACACACCGGCCCCGAGGTCCACGAGGGGCTCATCTGGAACGACTTCCAGATCGACGCCGCGTTCGCGCTCGATGTGGGGCAGGCCACCGAGGATTGCCGCACTCACTTCCCCTGGTTCAGCACGCTCGACCCGACGCGCCAGGCCGTGCTGGTGAGCATGGTGTTCCAGATGGGCGTGCACCGCGTCGCCGCTTTCGCCAACACGCTGGCCTGCGTCGAGTGCGGCAACTATGCCGCCGCCGCCGACGGCATGCGCGACAGCGTCTGGGCGCACCAGACCCCAGTGCGCGTCGCGCGCTTGGCTCACCAGATGCAGAAAGGTGAGTGGGCATGATCGCTGCGCTGCTTGCCCGCTGCTCGGCCTACCTGTGGCCCGCCGTCGGCGCCGCCGTAGCCGCGCTGCTGATCGTCATTGGTGCGCAGCGCTTCGAAGTGCGTCACCTCACAACCGCGCTGGCCGAGGTCAAAAACGCCTGGGCGCTGGACCGCGCGCAGGCCACTGCCGCCGCGCTGGCGCAGACCGCCACCTACCGCGCTGAAGAACAACGCCGCGCCGCGGCCCACCAGGAGATCGTCGATGAGGCTGAACGCAAGACCGTGGCTGCTCGTGCTGATGCTGCTATCGCTGATGCTGCTGCTGGTCGCCTGCAGCAGCGTGTCGCTGCCCTTGTCGCCAGTGCCCGTGCCGCCTCCGGCCATCCCGCCGCTGCCCCTGGAAGCCCGCCAACCGATGACCCCGGCGTATTGCTTGCCGACGTGTTCCGCCGGATTGACGCGCGAGCGGGAGAGCTTGCTCAGTTCGCCGACCTCGCCAGCGTCGCCGGCCAGGCCTGCGAGCGCGCCTACATCGCCTTGACCGGCCCAGGAATCGGGGGCAATTCTCCGGTGGGTGAGCGCCTTCGTGCGGGGATCATCGACCTCGCTACCCAACCCACCACGGGCCCGCTTCGCCCAACTCCCGGAGAGGCGGGCCCACCATGACTGCATCTGACCTGCTGGATCTGTTCCGCGCCGAGATGCGCGACCTCGAAACACCGTACCTGTGGAGTTCGAGCCTGTTCTATTCGTACCTCAACGATGCGCAGAACATGTTCTGCCGTCTAACGGAGGGCATCGCTGACGCTTCGACTGAGAGCATCACGCAGATCGTTGTCGATGAGAACACGACCTGGGTCGACACCGACCCATTGATCCTGCGCTTCCTTGCCGCCACGCGCAGCGACACCGGCGCCGAGGTCGAGATCATCAACCGGGAAGACATGAGCACGCGGCGCTGGCGATTCGACAGCCGCACCGGGCCGATACAGGCGCTGGTGATCGGCATGGAGCCGCACCGCGCCCGCATCTACCCGAACCCGAACGAGTCCGTCACCCTTGAACTGCGCGTGTTCCGGCTCCCGTTCACACCGATCTGCGACGGCGGCGACGACCTCGAAATTGACGAACAGCACCACCGCCATTTGCTGATGTGGACCAAGGCGCTGGCTTACGGCGTGCAGGACGCTGAGACCTTCGACAAGACGAAGAAGGCGGCGTTCGAGCTGGAGTTCCACGACTATTGCGAGGCCGCCAAGCGCGAGCAGGGCAGGGCGCGCTACAAGACAAGGGCGGTGGCGTATGGCGGCATTTAAGGTCAAGCTGACCATCTATCAGGGCGAGACATTCCTGCGCCAGTTCACCTGGAAGACAGGCTCCATCGAAACCCCGACCATCGTCGACCTCACGGGCTGCGCCGCGCGCATGCAGATCCGCTCGCGCGTCGAGTCGCCTGACGTGTTGCTGGAGCTCACCACCGAGAACGGCGGCATCACGCTTGGCGGTACGGCCGGCACGATCGTGTTGAGCCTGCCGTTCGAAGACACCGCCGCCATCGACTTTCGTACCGGCGTGTACGACCTAGAGATCGTCAAGGCCGACGCCACCGTGCGGCGGCTCATGTCGGGCACGGTGCGTGTGTCCGAAGAGGTAACGCGGTGAGCATTCAGTACGTCGTCGAGAACGGCGTACTGACCGAGCTGCTCGAAGAGTCCGGCCCGCAGGGGCCGCCAGGAGAAACGGGTCCGGCCGGCGCCACGGGCCCACAAGGCCCCACAGGCGCCACGGGCCCGCAAGGCCCGGCCGGCAGTGGGGGTGGAGGCGGCAGCGCCAATAGCTTCTTCCCTTCGGGCTGGTAGGCCTGATAATCGAACTTAGACCGAAGTGAGACAACACCATGGCCAAAAGCACCACGACCTGCAACAACCTGCTCAAGCTGCTGTTCAACGCGACGGCCTGGGCCAACATCGCCGACAACGCCGCCAGCAGCCCGGCCACCAACCTGTATCTGTCGCTGCACACGGCTGACCCCGGCGTCGGCAACGCGCAGACCACGAACGAGACGGCCTACACCAACTACGTGCGCATCGCCGTTGTGCGTACGTCAGGCGGCTGGACGGTCACCACGAACTCGGTCACGAACGCAGCGCTGGCGCAGTTTGCGCAGTGCGGCGCGAGCGGCGCCACGATCACCCACGTCGCCATCGGTACCGCGTCGAGCGGCGCGGGCACTGTGCTCTACGCCGGAGCGCTGAACGCCAGCCTGGTCGTGGCGAACTTGATCCAGCCGCAGTTCGCCGCAGCCGCGCTCACGGCCACTGAGTCATGAGCTCCGAATTCCACGCGGCGCAGGGCGAAGAGTCGCGCTACGTTTGTGGCGAGTGCAGCGAGCCGGTATTCCTGCTCGTCGACACCTCGCGCGTGTACCGCCCCTGCGGACACGACAGCGCCGCGGTGCTGGCCAACCTCGAAGCCACGGTCTTCGGGGAGAGCGACATCGAATGAGCTTGACCAGCATCAGGGACATGGTCGACGCCGAAAACAACGGTCAGACCTTCTTCGCCACTTGGCGCAAGACCCCCACGCAAACCACCGGCGCCGGCATCTGGTTCGACCTGAGCATGTCACCAGGCAACCCGGTGCCGAACTACTACGCCGCCAGCCCGAATATCGCCATCGCTCTCAAGCAGAGCACCGACGGCGGTATCCCGCACGGCGGCGCAGTGGCGCAGCTCGGGCAGAAGAAGTTCTTGAAAATGATCATGGCGATGACGGCCACGGCCACCGCCGCGCCGCTGCCCATGATCCTGTGCGACTACCTGATGTTCTACCCGTTCGTCGACATGTCGATCACGGATGAGCAATTCATGGACAACACCGCCACATTGCCGCGCAGCACCACCGGTGCCGGCGTGCAGATCATGGCCGTCGAGGTGGCCGGACAGAGCGGCGCTGGCAACCCGCAGTTTTTCATCAACTACACGAACAGCGCCGGTGTGAGCGGGCGCATCACGCAACTCGTCGCATGCAACACCCAGGTCGTGAACGGCACCATCATCACGACTTCGGCAGCACTCGCGCGCAGCGCCGGTCCATTCATGCCGCTACAGGCCGGCGACACCGGCGTGCGCAGCATCCAGTCCGTGACCTTCCTGACCGCCGACGTCGGGCTGATTGCGTTCGTTCTTGTCAAGCCCGTCGACAACCTGTCGCTGCGCACCAACGACGCCCCGGCCGAACGCGTGCCCGTCACCGACTTCGCGCACCTCCCGACAATCGAGGACGACGCCTACCTCAATCTCATCTGCTGCCCACAGGGCACGCTCGCCGCGGCCCCGATCCACGGCACGATCCAAACCATCTGGGGATAAGCATGACGATTCAATCCATGGACCAACTGATCACCGCCTTCAGCGCGAGTCAGTCCCTGCGCTCCGACTGGAATAAGAACGCTCTGCCCACGACGGCCCAGGTTGCTGGCCAGTGGTACGACCTTGGGCTGGGCACCGGCAACCCACAGATCAACGCCATCATCGGCAGCGGCACCAACTTGGCTCACCAGGGCGTCACTGAGACCACCACGACCACGGCGACGACCACGGCCCTGAACGGCTCAATCGCCACCACGGTGTTCACCGACACCACTCACAGCACCGGTCGTTTCACGGTCGGCATGGTGCTCACCGGCACGGGCGTGACCGCAGGCACGACGATCATCTCGCTCGGTACCGGGACCGGCGCGAATGCCGGCGGCACGTACAACCTGAACATCAGCCAGACTGTCACGTCGCAGACCATCACAGGCACCGCGTCGCCGGGCGGCATCCCGCACGGCGGCGACGTCTCCACGAACGTCAAGCAGCTGTCGTCGGCGTCGGTGTTCAGCGCTGCCGCCACCAGCGCGCCGGCCGTGTTCATGCTGGTCGACGTGCTCGCCGTCTACGCCGTGAGCAGCATCACGATCACCGGTGCGCAATCCTTTACCGGTCAAGCATCGTGGCCGCGCTACGCAGACGGCAAAGGCGTGCGCGCTTACCTCGTGCCCAGCATCGTGATGGGCGCCGGCACTCCTACCGTGCAGCTGTCGTACACGAACCCAGCCAGTACGGCGGGGCGTCTCACGCCCAGCGCGCCGTCACTGCCCGTCATCAACACTACCAGCCCGGTCGGCGCGGTGCCCTACGCTGGCACCGGCGTCGGCAAGGTCGGCCCGTTCCTGCCGCTGGCCTCGGGCGACACCGGCATCCTGTCGGTACAGTCGATCAATTTCAGCGCGACGATGGTGACAGGCTGCATGAACCTCGTCATCTGCAAGCCGCTGGCGCAGATCCCGATCACCACGGTCGGTGTGGCCGGTGAGCGCGACTTCCTCAACATGCTGCCGAGTTGGCCGCGCATCTACGACGGCGCCTGCCTCTCCTGGCTCATGTACGCCGGCGCGGCCACGCCGGTCAACAGTGCGTACTACGGCCACCTCGATACCGTCTGGGGCTGACCCGGTGCTGATCGGCAACTACTCCGTCCTACAGAAATCGCCGACGCGGTTTCTTGCGGGGTCGACCACGTCGGTCGAGGGGCAGGTGCGCAGCAACTTCGGCAAAAGCGGCATGGCGCGCAACCGCCTCTATCCGGACCGACGCACGGCGTCGTTGCCGTACTACGCCGTGCCGAGCAACTACTACCCGCCCTACACGTGGCTGATGCCACAGATCGCGGGCAGCATCGGCAGCATCAACCAGATCGCGGGCGCCGGTGCCACCAGTGTTGGCAACCTGGCCGGCGGGCTGAACGCGGTCTCACCGCTGGTAGGCTCGGGCACTGTCACCAACGCGCAGGGCTCGCTGATCCTGCAAGCCGTCGCTGCGCTCATCGGCTCCGGCGCACTAACGGGGAACTTGCTCGCACTCGCCAACGCGGCGGCCGCGCTAGTCGGTGCCGGGGCTATCACGGCGGCAGCGGGGCAGCTCGCCCAGATCCTCGAAGGCGTCGCTGCGCTCAGTGGCACCGGCGGGCTGACGGGTTCACTCGGGGCCCAAGCCAGTCTGCTCGCGGGTCTGCTCGGCAGCGGCGCGGTCAGCAGCGCGACGACCTCCGGCCCTGCCACCATGCGCGCCGACATCGTCCTCACCGGCTCCACGCTTAGCACCGCGAACGTCGGCTCGGCCGTTTGGACGCAGGCGCTCGAAGGTGGCTTCTCGGCCGGCGACATCATGAAGCTCATCGCCGCCGTCATGGCTGGTAAGACGACGATCGTCGACCTTGGCGGCGGCAGTGCCACCGTCACGTTCCGTTCGATCAACGACTCCGCGACCCGCGTGTCCGCCGGCATGACTGGCAGCGAGCGCACGACCGTGACGCTCACTCCGTAACGAAAGAACGCGATGAGCGACATTTTCTACGTCGACCAGCCTGAGCTGATCATCATCGAGCTCGAAGGCACGACCGAGCTTCTCGAGCCCGCGAACGCAGGACCGATCGGTCCGACCGGCGCTACGGGGGCGGCAGGCGCAGCAGGCGCAGTAGGCTCGGCGGGGGCGACCGGAGCCACCGGCGCACAAGGGCCAGCAGGCGCAGCAGGCGCCGCCGGACCCACCGGCCCTACCGGCCCGCAGGGCAGTACGGGCGCAACCGGCCCCACAGGCGCAACCGGCACGAATGGTCTGACTTTCCGCGGCACCTACAGCGGAGCGACGGCATACGTCACCAAAGACCTGGCGACCTACCAGGGGTCGGGGTGGGTCAACACCGCGAACTCGACCGGCATCGCGCCCCCGACGTTGCCGACGACGACAAACGCGAACTGGGATCTGCTCGTGCTCGAAGGCGCACCAGGCCCGACCGGCTCGACTGGTTCGACCGGGGCCACTGGGTCGGCGGGTTCGACCGGGGCTACCGGAGCCACCGGGCCGACAGGCCCCACTGGTGCGACCGGCCCGACAGGTCTGACCGGAGCGACTGGCGCCGACGGTGCGACAGGCGCGACTGGGGCAACGGGTTCGACCGGGCCAGCAGGCCCAAGCGGAGCCGGCGGACTGTCAGGGCGCCTCTTCGGCGCGATCAACAACGCCGTCACGACGATCACCGTCACCGTCAACGGCGAATGGCCGATCATCCCGACCACGGTCGCCACCTACAACGTCCTCATCGACAGTGAGCTGATGACGGTCACGGCCACGTCGATCATCAATTCGACCCGCCACAGCCTGACAGTGACGCGCGCTCGGTTCGGCACAGTCGCCGCCAGTCATGCCAACAACGTCGTCGTCGCGCTGCGGGCGCTGATCGGACCGACCGGCCCAGCAGGCGCTGCGGGGGCGACAGGTGCAACCGGAGCGACTGGTGCTGCAGGGTCCGGCCTCACTGACGGCGACAAAGGTGAACTGACCGTCAGCGGCACAGGCACGGTCTGGACGATTGACGCCGACGTGCTCAGCACCTATGGCCGGACCCTGACGGCGGCGGCGGACACAGCCGCCGCGCGCGTGGTCCTCGGACTGGGCACTCTCGCAACCCAGAGCGGCACCTTCAGCGGCACAAGCAGCGGCACCAACACGGGCGACCAGACAAGCGTTACGGGCAATGCTGGGACCGCCACCGCGCTCGCCACGGGGCGCGCAATCGATGGCGTGACGTTCGACGGCACATCCGACATCACCGTTCTCGCGCCCGCCACCCACGCCGCCACCACCAAGAGCACGCCGGTCGACGCCGACGAACTGCCGATTACCGACAGCGCTGCGTCCTACGCGCTGAAGAAACTCACCTTCACGAACCTGAAAACCTTTCTCAAGACCTACTTCGACAGCCTGTATGCGCTCGTCGGCGCAGTCGGATCGACGGGCATCACGATGTCGACGGCCCGCCTGTTGGGCCGGACAACAGCCTCGACTGGCGCGGTGGAGGAAATCACCATCGGCACCGGCTTGTCGATGAGCGCGGGCACGTTGTCAGCGACCGGGGGCGTCGGCAGCACGCAGGGCAAACACGCGATCTGGGTCGCCGCCGGCAGCATGACGCCAAGCGCGACCGGCGGTTGCGCAACGCTGGCAACCCTCGCCACTACGGCCAATCAGCCGGACGTGCAGAGCCTGGACTTCGACACGACGACGCAGGAGTTCGCGCAGTTCAGCATCACGATGCCGAAGAGCTGGAACGAGGGCACTGTGACATTCGCGCCAGTCTGGAGTCACGCGGCGACGACGACGAACTTCGGCGTCGTGTGGCAGCTGCAGGGCTACGCAGCCAGCGACAACGACGCCATCCCCACCGCCTACGGCACGGCGCAGATCAGCACCGACACGGGCGGCACGACGAATAACAAGTATTTCGGGCCAGCGTCTTCCGCAATCACGATTGCCGGCACGCCGGTCGCCGAAGACACCGTGTTCTTCCGCGTCGCGCGTGCGCCCGCCGACGGCGGCGACACGATGGCAATAGACGCCCGCCTGATGGGCCTCGTGCTCTACATCACCACCGACGCGGACACCGACGTATGACCACTTATGCACGCCTGAGAACCGACCTCAGCTTCGACACGACCGTCGATCTATCGGCGCAACAATACGCCGCGATTCAGGCCAACGGGAAGGCGCAATGGCTGCGTCTGTACGTTGTCGATTCCAAGCCGGTCCCGACCAGCCTGCAAAAGCTGGTGGACGGCCCATACATCACGGATGCAACGACGACGCACCGGACGTGGGCGCTGTCTGCCAAGTCGCAGGCTGAAGTAGACGCCGACACGCTTTCGGCTTTGCAGGCGACAGAAAAGCCACTCATCACTACAGCCCTTGCGGTGTTCGACGCCCGCACTGCAACAAGCGCACAGATTCAGCGTGCGATTGCCTGGCTCATCCGTAACCAGACATGATCCCGACGCTCTCACTGGGTCAGTTCGGGCTTCGGAAGCTCAGGACGCTGGGCAACGCAGGGACGCCGTTCACTGTTGGCCCACTGACGACATTGACGCGCAACAGCACCGCGCAGTCAATCCCGAATGCAACGTGGACGGCCATCAGTTATGACACGGTTGTGCAGGACAACCCAAGCGCGTTCAGCGGCGGTTCACCGACCATCATCACTGTGCCGTCAGGCTACACGCGGGTGCGGGTGACGAGCTATGTGACCTGGGACAACAACTCCACAGGCAACCGCTACCACGAAATCATCTATGACTCGGCGACGGTGCGGCTTGACGTGCGCAAGGCTCGCAATGAGACATGCAACACCATAAGCGCGATGTTCGTTGTGGCGGCCACAAAGACCTTTCAGATTCAGGTTCACCAGACATCGGGCGCTGCTTTGAATCTGGGTGGTCCCAACGGGTCATTCTTCACCGGGCCTAGTACGTTGCAACTGGAGTGGTTCGCATGAGCACTCCGCAACTGACGATCCTTAAGCGCACGGCGACTCTGCTGACTGACGCGACTTGGGCAACTATCCCCTGGGATAGCACGGTTCAAGATGATGTTGCGGCTTACAACTCAGGGGCATCGACAACGAACATCGTGGTGCCGACGGGGTACACAAGGGCGCGGGTGACGCTGGTGACCGCTCACACAATTTCACCCGCCCCATGCTATGTCTACTGCAATGTGATCTATA